AACCATCATATATAAAATTATCTTCAATCGTGTTAGTATATTGTGTTCTTGGAAAAGCTGGAATACTTATGCTACCACTACGACCAACTCTTGCACTTTTATTATTAGTAAATTGAAATTCATTTTCACTAGATACACAAACATATTCTCTTTCATAGATTGTTTGACTGGCTTTAAAATCAACAGTAAAACCATCACTACCCTCAAGGCTTCCCACCGTAGAATATGAACCAGTATCGGTTATAACAATTAATCCATCACTATAAAAAATATTACCAACCACACTACCACTATTAGTGGCAGTTGGTGCTCTATTTGCATAACTTGCAGAAAAAGCTGTATCATATATATTTCCTCTACCGTCATCTCTTAATATAAAAGTTGACGATAAACTATTATCTGTTATTTCAACGGAACCAGGTTTTATATATTCACCATAAAATTTTTGAGGTAATGATATTACATTAGCAGTATTATGTAACTGTCTTGTATGTGGTCTTCTTAATTTTATCGAAGATGATGGTGTTTGTAAATGATTGATAGAAACATATTCATTAATTGCATTAGAAGATGTTGGAACACCTCTGATATAATCAATATAACCTCTCATATTACGAATATCTTTATAATATAAAGTATTTATCATATGATAAGTTGGTATTTTATAAAAAACACTTCCTGATATTGTTTTACTTGAAGCTGTGGATATAGAGAAACCATAAAGACCACTATCAGTACCACTTGTTATTGGTACAGAAAAAACTCCACTTCCACTATCTGTATCAGTAAATGAAAAGCTTTTGTGTACTTGAAAGGATGATAAAGATATATCGTTAGGTTCAAGATTTTTCCTGAATGACATATGTTAACTCCTTTTAGAAATCAAGTTTGACTTTTATAAGAGCTTCCCTCGATCTTGATTTTATAATCGGTTTACTTAATTTTGCAATGGCTAATAATTCATTATCTGAATTATACAACCCAACAGAAGTTATGAAAGTCTTTGGGTCTGTTTGTAATCCAGATATAATTCTTTTAACACCTGCAACTGACTCTGTATAAAAAGTTTCATTTGTTGTAGCGTTAAAATCATTAGCAGTTGCTCTTACAAAATAGTGACGAGATGTTATTTGTTCTTGTCGTTTAGCTTGAAAATATTTACCAAGTTTTACTGCGTCGAAGAGTTTACGTGCATTTCCACCAGCAAAGTTTGAAGTGGTTGATATAGTTAAACCCAATTCACCTGGTGATTCAAGTCTATTTGAATTTAATATAATAACACCAATTGATGGGTAGAATGTTCCATAAGAACCACTAAGAGCATCAACTGTCGCAGTATCTTTTATTGTAGTTCCACCGACTAAACTACCACTAACAACATTAAATTCAGGAGCAAAATTTCTCCTTGTTGTATTTCCGCCTTTATTTGTAGATGAATCGTCAATTAATTTAACCACGTTATCAGTTCCTGCACTTGCAGATAAATGTAATTCCCAACCACCTGGTTCTAAAGATTCTCGAATTCTAGCTCTGTTAACAGATAAAGCAAAAATATCATCAGCAGTAAAAGTACCGAATTTAAATTTATCTGTTTGTGGTGGGTTTATCATATTATTAAATTGTCCGTACACTGCTGCTGCTGGTCTCTCACCTGCCACACCAACTCCACCTAAAGAACCACTACCCGCGTAGTGACCGTATGCGACTCCAAACTGAACTGATGCTGATGCATTTCCAGTTGGGTTATATCTGTATACATCAAGACTGTAATCTCCAGTACTACCACTTTGTACAGTAGAGTTAAAAAATGTAGTTATTTTTGATGCACCATCTTGGAAAACACCTGATGTAACAACTGCTACATCTGATATTACATCATCACCTGTAAATTCTCTATATAATGCCATATTATTTTATTCCTTTAAAATTATTTTCTGGTCTATGTGGGTCTTGGGGGTCTACCACTACCAGCTGAATATCCAGCTCCTGTTGACCCACCAGTCATTGCTTGTGCTGCTGTTAGTCCACCTGGATTAGTAACGTTCTCAGGTGCGTCTGGTGACGTTGTACTACCTGGGTCTGCAGCTACTTGTACTGAAATAACATTTGCAAGTCCTGTTTGATTACCAACAATTCTTACGGTAGCAGTTCCAGCCTCTGATATAGACTGAGCATTTATTTTAACATCTTTACCAATTTTTGATTTTTGAGCTGGTGAACCATCAAATCTTATAATGTTTAAATTAGAAATAGAAAATGTATATGTTTCTTCAGGCCCACCAACAGTTGCAGGTGCAATTGAAATTGGTGTTTGTTGTTCAACGTTTGAATAAGTTAAACTATCTATTTGTAGTTTAGCACCAGCCAATGATTGATTTACGAGAAAACTATTAAAACCAGCTCTATTTGGAACTGCTTCAAGTAAGTTCATATTTTCTATTACCGATCCATACGAATCTGTTCCGTTTGGGTGAGTTACATCATACAAAGTATAATCTACCTCCTCGTCACTAAGTGCAAATTTACTAATTGCAAAATTACCACCCTGTGAAAGTATTTGTCTACCTCTACGAGTTAGTATAGCATCTACTGTTACTGTTGAATTGTCTAAAAATCCCATATTTTATCTCCAAAGATTTTGATTATGTTATAACTTATCTAAATATAAATATCTATAACAAAAGTTTTTAATATATTTTTTTATGTATCGTCTACCACATTAATATCACCAATGACACCATCTGCTGGAACAGCTACTGTTGGTGAACTTCTGGTTGTAATTATTGGTAATGTACCATCTAATGTTGTTTCAATTGTATTTTTAACACCTTCATAAAAACTATTATTGAATGCAGTTATGTCTGTATATCCTGTGTCTACATCTGTATGTGCTAAAGACTTAGAAGTGAAAAAGTGTAAAAATCCATTTTCATCTGTATCTGTATATAGTCTATTACCAGCGCTTGTTGTTTTTCTATTACTCTTTTCATATTCAGCTGAACTTGTATAGAAAAAATTATATATTTGATTTCCATTTGTTGGTATTTTTTTATTTTCTATAAATGAACTTGTAGCTTCAGTAAATGCTTTATTAGGGCCACCAAATTTAGCAGAACCACTTATGTAAAAATTTCTATCACTAAAATTATCATTAGTTGCAAATCTATACAAAGATGGAGTTCTAAATGTATCAGTGCTATCTATTTCTCCTGTAAAATTAGGAAATTCCGTACCAACTATTATAACTGAACGACTGGCTTCATTTTCAGGTTCTAATACTGATAAATTAATTGTTTTTTCATAATACGGTTCAGTTTTAACTGGGTTATTTCTTTGTACTGGTGATTTAGGTCTTTCAAATATATTACCTTCAATTAAAGTTCCCATATTAGTTTTTGCTCTAGCTGGTATCACCTTTTGTAATTGTTTAAATATATTTTGATCATAAAATTTTATCAACCTAATATAATCAAAAAAGTTATTACCACCAGTATACTTCTGAAAGTATTTATCAGATACACTTTTTAACGAACCATAAATTTCATCAAAATTATCTCTTGGGTCACCAATGAACTGATTAAAATCAAGATTTGCAAATGATGATACAATATCTTCATTAATTACATCAGTAGGTGAAAAGTATATTCCTAACTTTGGTGAATCTAAAGGTGCATAATCATTAGAACTAAAATCAGCTCTTTTATCTACTGACAATGAAGCACCACTACCACTTAAAAAATTATTTTCTATTCTAATCTTTGTGGCCATTCTACGATTAGGGCCGTGATTTGGTATAATAGTTTTTGTTTTATCTACAACGGATTCAAATGTATTAGCTCCACTAAACCCTTGAGCACTACCTGTCTGTGTATAAGTTTGATTAGCACTTGTATCTCGTATAGATGCGTTAGTAGCTAAAGTTGTATTATCATCAAAACTAAATCTTCTAACTAAATTGGTATAAGAAGATGAAACACTATTTCCAATATATGACTTTGGAGTAGCTACGTGAACATCAAATTTATCTTCATCCAATGGTTCAGTCCATAATCTAAATTCCATCATTGAACCAGATAATTTATTTGCTCCAAATGATGTAGTACTATTACCACCAATAAACAAGTCACCACTACCTGTCCAAGCTGCGTTATATGATTGTGATACCGAACTTGATATTATAAGATTAGATTTTGATGATAATCTAATTCTATCCATTCCAGCATCATATTTTTTTACAAACAAATCATAACTAAATGCATCACCAATTGCATCTGTATTAGCTGAAACTTTTCTTAGAGATGCATCGTCAAACAAAATAGAACTATTTGGTTTACGATTTTCAAAACGAATACCTAACTTTACAGTATTTGCAAACTTTATAGTTTTTTTAACTTGTATCTGTTTCCACTCGGTTTCATTTAAACCAATATTTTGAGATGATTTAATACCACCATTAATTGTATTGTAATCAAATTCTTGAGTCCAATTTACTACTTCTTCATTTGAGTCTAATTCAAATAAATTTATACTAGCTAATGAATCAACTTCACTACCTGATGCTTTTGCATACACACTAAACAAATATGTCTCACCAACGGCAACAGTAGCCAAACTAGCCGTATTTCCTGGATAAAGAGTTGGGTCTGGATTTCTATGAAAATATGTATAAGATGTATTATCAGTAGATGTGTTAGAATGTTTTAAACTTTTTGTACCTGTTCTAGCTACATTTGAACTACTAACAATTTCAATACTACCAAACTCTGCACTATTACTACCAGTTATAAATGGTGGATTAAATAATCCTGCGTTAGAACTAACTTCAAATGATGGAAATGGAAATAATTCTGTATTTATTTTTGATTTTCTTAACATTACAGAATGATACTCACCGTCAAATACTGGTAATAATGATGAACTAACTTCCTTGTATCCAGAAGAACCAGATAACATAAATGAAACTGTACCATTATTATCCGTAGAACCATTATCTTTTAATCTAATTGCCCACTTATCATCTTTTTGAACCAATACTTGATTAGAACCTGATAAAGACCTAAATCTAAATTCAATTGTTTCAGGTTTTCTACTACTATTGGTGTCATCTACCCAAGTTGTTTTTATATGTTGACCTGCTCTGAATCCTAAAGCTCGTGTAAACTTTCTTGCAATTTCAAATTGTGCTTTCTGATTATCTTTTTGTATTCCACCATATTCACGAACTCGTAATATACTTGATGGTATACCATAACAATTTATTATTGCCTTTATTGAACCAATTGTTCCCTTTGATTTTAAAATATATGGCATACTTGAAATTAATCTTTTTGTTATTTCTTTTGAAACATCACCTTCTGGTGGTGAACTTAATGAACCTGAAGTATAAAGAGAATATGTATCACTTCCCCCTGATGTTGTTGATTTTTGTCCAAAACCAAACCTACTTAATTCTAATAAATCTTTTCCATCTTGTGTATCCCAACCTAAAGATTTTGCTATGTTAAAAACTAAATCTTTTGAAAAACCCTTTGATAAATCACTTTGTCTATCTGTTATTTCAGATATGTTTTTAGTGTACAACCAAAGTTCATCAAATTGTTGTCCAACCATATCCATAAAATCTAAAAATTGTTCATTACCTACATCTTCTCTAACGTGGTCTGGTAATAAGTTTACTAACCTATTTGGATTATCAGTATCATAAAGTGATGCAGAATAAACTTGACCTAACTTAGTATTTACAGCACCGTACCAGCTTGTAAATAAAGCATTAGAAGAACTTACAGGAACAAATGGGTCTGCAAATGTTCCACTACCAGTTTTTGGAAATGACGCATCATAAAAAACACCAATAGAACTTGAGACATAAGACGAACTTATATTGTAAAGATAAGTTTCATATCCATCAAAATTTGATTTTACATTTCTTACTTTATTTTCAAAATCAGCAGCTTCAGATGAACCACCTGTAATTGCTGCTTTGGATGAACTTTGTGCAGTGTAACTTTCTATTAATTCTAATTTGTATTTAAAATTTGATAACCTTTTTTCTGCAGAACTAAAATTTACATAATTTTCATAATTAGAATAATCTGCATTTAACTCAATTGGTTGTTGACTACCAGTTAAATACTTATCTAATATTTGATTTTTTAAACTTTTTTTTGTTGTTACTAAATCATTAAAACTTTTTAATTCAGTCGCACGATTTGTTATTGGTGAATCAACATTAACTGATTCTGGAGTTTTTAAAACTAATACACCTTCATCTTCTTGAGCATATGGAACTAATTCAACGGTTTCTGTAAGTTGTGGTAATATTTCACGAACAACAAACATTTGACTTCTTTCTTCTATGTCATCAGGTAAGGGTTCATATAATTTAAATACTGCAGAGTATGGTGATTGATTAAAAACTTCTCTATCGGTTTTAACATTAGTAATTAATACTTTATTATCATCACCAAAATTTAAAAATGTATTTAAATCTAAAATATCATTTACTTTATATCCAATTGTTACGCTGTTAAATAAACTATTTGGTGTTTTCTTTTCACCATTAGTAAAATTTACTCTTTCTGAAAATTGATTCCAAGTTTGTGTTAGACTAATTTTATTACCATCAATAATATTTTCAATTGATGAAACAAAAGGTGCTAGGGTTTCAATAATATTTTCATCTTCAGGATTCACATCAGCTGCTAATCCTGTTATAGAAATATCAGCGACTTCTTGTTCATCTTCACCAGTAATTGTAGTAACATAAAATCTATAGATACCTGCGTTATCGCCCCAAGTTGATAATTTTGTAGTGAGTGATTTATTACTCGCATTATTTAAACCCTGAACAGTATTACCATTGGGTGTTTCTACATTCCAATCAAAAACTTTTTGTATAGGTGTATCTCCAGGTATGGCATTGTATGCATCATTAGTTAACTCTATTTTAAATTGTTTATCTAATTTTATAGAATTATTAGAGTCATCTACTCCTGATATTATTTTTATTTTTCCGGCCATGGTTATTCCGATTTAATACAACACGGTATAAGTATTGATTTTGCTATACCATCTGATGCTCTTTCTATTGTTAATTTAACACCAAACCTACAATCTTCTGAATTTAAATTAATTGTAATTTCTTTTAAATCTGTACCTGATATTTTTAAATCATTTGCATTATTTATAGTAACATCCGCTGTAGTAAGTTTGTCGTAATTATCAGAACCATCTTTATCATATCCTGATATTTCCCAAGTGTATTTGAAAGTTGTCTGTTGTGGTTTAGCAGATATACTTTTTAAAGTTACTGCTACTGGTTGACCAGTAATATAACCGTAAGTCGGAAGATTATATGTGTCCACATCCACATATTTTATACTTAGTAATCCTTGTGGGTCATCATCGTAATATGCAATATTACCGGTATCTGTAGGTGAATCACTTTCTAATAAATCTTTAAAATAATTATATGCAAATTCAAAATTCCTATCACCTTTTTCATATCGACCACTACTATCATCTGATATTATAAAACGTGGGAAAACTTCAATTGATTCTATTTCTTCTGCACGAGCTTCAGTTGGGTCTGGTGGTGTTAAGTCTACTATTGATTCTATAAAAGCACCATTTAATGATACAGTTCCACCAATAGCTTGATTTGGAATATTGACATTTTCATTAAATACTAATGATAAAGAATCACCAGCTAAACTAGTACCTTGTGCATCAACTTGAAATTTTGCACCACTTGAAATATTTATTCTTTTTTTACTTGTTTGAACTTTTAAAAAATCACTAATATATTTACCATCTGATATATTTTGTGGAACTACCCTAATTTCAGTTCTTGATGGTGATATTTCTTGAATAAAATATTTATTCTCTTTAACAAATAAATTCACTGCAGTATCAGAGTGTTCTGTTCCTGACATTAATCTTCCACCATCCATTCTGTGAAAATCTGTATATATTATGCCATCTGAATCCACTAATAGTGTTTCATCTGAACCAGCTAATTTTCTTAAAAAATTATATTTGACTACATATCTTCCTCTGTCATATCCCATTTTTCGTAGAATAGTTCCTGTGTTTAATTTTATTGCACCATCAACAAAATAATAGTCATCAACATCAGCTATTGAACTTTCTAAAAAATTATCATTAGTATCATATATTAAAACCTCAACATAATCATTTGGATTGGTAGAAAAATCACCACCAACATATCCATAACTAGGATTATTTAGTGATATTGTTTTACCACTATCTAATACCTCTATGTCCTCTTGTTTTAATCTTAGTTCCATTATTCTATTGGCTCCCCGTCTGGTATTGAATTTAACTTATCTTCACTTAAACTTTTAAGTTGAGAAAAAGTTTTACCTAAACCATAAAACTCTCCTATATTTCTAAATTCTCTTTTTTGATTATCTTCTACCAACCACCTGTCTTGACTTGTTGGGTCTTCGTTTGTTAAAACATTACCATTTGATATACCATTTGGTAACTTATCAGAAACAACATCCTGACTTAATTCTGTAATACTTCTATCAATAAGTTTATTTGCTAAGTTACTTTGGTCTATTGGTTTATCAACAGGTAAAATGGGATTATAAACTGGATACGAAAAATTATTTATAGATTTTGAGTTATTTATTTCTTCTTGAGATACAAAATTTTTATAGATACCATCTGCATCAACTATTATTGTTTCACTACCAAGTGTGGTAAATATATCTTCATATGAATATAAGATATTATTTTCATCTCTAAAATTAATTTCAGCAGAGGCAGACATTTTATTTAAATATTCGTATCTTAAACCATCTCTAAAATCAGTATAGAAATCTAAATTTTCTATTTCATTTTTTGTGTAAGGCATTATAACGAAACCTTAAATGTAAATCCTTCATCAATAAAAGTGTTGGTTTCATCTGCAGTTCCACTACCACTTACAATTTTATATTGAAGTGTATAGTATCTTTCTGGTTGATAACCATTCATCCAAACATTAAAATAATTTCCTGTTGAATCACAACTTACTTTAGAACCACTTCCAAATGGTACAACTACATCATCTGTTTCTGCATCAACTATGGAATAAAAAGCTCCATCACCTGATGTGCTTCCACTTGGTAAATACTTTACTGTTAAATTACTTGGTGTTGTTGAATATGTTTTTGCTGGAAATCTCGTTCTACCAACAAGTCTAAATTTAGCTTTAGAATTTTCTTTATATTCAGGTCTTAAACCTTTCATATAAATAACCAAATCTTCTAATTCAGTTGAATTTAATGCTGATAAAGAACCAGTTATCCATCTTGAATCATCCCAAACTGCTTCTAATGTTGGTGGGTATTTTGTGTGAGTATCACTTGAGAAAAATGATAAATTACCAAAACGATCTGTACTACCTTCATCTAAAGACGAAGATGTATTTCCAACACTACCACTTCTTTTTACTATAAATCCATTGTTGGGTATTGTTCCAGCAATCCACTTACTTACAATATCAGTAACATTCATTCTAACATCTTTAGTTTTTTTATTAAAAGACATAGACGCTTCAAATCCAGGGCCTTCATACCAATTACCACCTGAAGCTGATATTGGTGGTCTCCAAAGAGTGCTTACAGTAGCACCATCTCTAAAGTTCCAACTAGCACCTTCAGTTGTTATAGGGTTATCATAAGTACGACCATCACCTTCAACCCAAGAACCACTAATTGGGTATGCGTATAAACTTTGAGAAGTTGCTAATGCTGTTGGATTAGCATCAAAAAGATTTAGAAAAAATGAACTTGAAGCAGGAACTGGCCCCACTGCAGGAATTAAACCACTTGAAATTGAACCTGATATATAGTTTGTATCAAATGAAATTAAAATTCTTGAAACTGATATATTTTCACCAGAAGCTGGAACATTTTTTTGAACTTCTAAAACTTCGTCTAAACCAGCGTTTAAACTTGAACTATTTTCATATAATGTTGTATCTTTTGTTGCGAATTCGAAATAATGCATTTATTATTCTCCTGGCCCTAAGTTATCACCAACAACTTTACCTTTAATATCTGAATTACGATATTTTACTTCAAATATACTTGGGTCTAATGCTGTATATATTACACCATTAATCGTTGCGGATTTAATATCAAAAACGTTTCCTGAATAACCCTCTGATGGTTTGTATTTGTTTGTAATAACAATTGGTAATACCTCTGGATTATTTTCTTCTGGTGGAACAACTGAAGATACACCATCTACTAAAGATAATTGATATATTATATCAGATAGAACTATTGGTTGTCCAATTTGCCAGTTTTTTATATCAAAGAAATCTTGAACGACACTTACACATCTAAGTAGAACATCGTTTTTATTAAACCCAACCTTTGTTAATATTGCAAAGTCTACTGATATATCAATTATATAAGCATCCTTTATATTTACTGCATCAGTAACAAGTCTAAATTGAGAAAGGTATGTTTTTAAATTTTCTTTAACAGTAGGTGATAGTTGTGTCAAGTTTCCACCTGAGTCATAACCAAGTGTATACATATTCATCGCTAGTGGATTTGGTATTCTTGATACTTGTAATGCTTTTAATGTTTTTCCAATATCATCTGCATTAACTTTTCTATTTAAATCATCTAATTCAAATGACTTACTTAATTGGTCATCTTGTACTAAGTGAACTTTTGCAATGTTACCAAATTTTGCTGGAAGAGCATATGCTCTAACAATATAATCTTCTTTTGTTACTGACCTCTGTTGTGATTGAAAATAAGCTAATGCATTTTCTCTCACTTCCCTAACACTTTGACCACCAGCACCACCAGTTGCAGGTTTTGGATTTGAAAAGGCTACAGAATTTTTTGCAGTTTGAACTACTCCAGCAGTTAGCAAAGCATCTTGTATTTCAAATGATATTGAACTCAACTCATTGACTTCACCACTATTAACGTTATCACCGATACCACCACCGTGTGAATATTTAATTGTAAGTGTTGTGCTTGATGGAGCTAATCCAAATGTTTTTGTGTTTAAAAAATTACTTGGGTCAAATGCTTTATTTAAATGACTTGGACTACCAGGTAAGCTAGAACCAACGGAATCTGGATTTGGTATAATTTCTTCATCAGGATTATTTGATATACCAGCTCCAAATCTTAAAACTGTTTCATCGTTATCGTTTATATATGTTGTAAATCTACGAGAAGTTTTTTTCAACTTTAAAATATAAGGTGAAGTGTCTCTATTAATAACTGAAGTAGGATCGTTTGTAGAGTTATTTTCTACCTCATCAAAAATTGTATCTCTTGCAAGAGAATCAACTTCATACCAAATACCACCATCACTATCTGTACATGATATAATTTCTATAACATCTTCATTACCTAATTTTATTTGAGAATACTTTTGAGAAGCTCCAAATGAAAAGAACTCTGTTGCAATATCACCACTTTCGGCTTTAACTTGTTTTTTTAATAAATACTTTGTTGGTGTTCCACTATCACTTTCAAATATTGTAGCCACACGTGGACTTGATGGTGTATCAAATTTAAAACTAACATCATCTAATGTTCTAAATGTTGTGCCTGTTGATGATGCTTTTATTGTAACTCCCGCCTTTACTGTAAGTGCATATCTATAATCTGGATTACCATTTAAAGCTGGAATTGTTTGGAATACATCTAAAACTACATTAGATGGTGAAGTTACTTTTGGTTTATAACCAAATGATTGTGCTATATTATAAACATTTCTTTTTTCTTCTGCATATGCAAGAAGTGATTCTCTAAATTGTGAATCAACATAATATGAGAGAACATCACCAACATAAGATGCCATTTCAATAAACATCATACCTGGTGAAGATTCATTAAAATCATTATAAGTATTTGGAAAATAAACTTTAGCAAACTCAATTAAATTATCTCTAAAATCACTAAAATCTTTATTAAGATAATTTACTTGTTTTACCATATTCTTTTTTGTACTTGTTCTTGCCATTATAAATTCCTACTAATAGTTTCCTTGTGCACTTGAGACACCAGCGTCTAATGTTATCTGTTGTTGTGTTGTAGCGTTTAATGTAGTAGAATATTCTATTTGTACAAATACTTTACCCTTATCACCCTCTTCAGTTAAAGTAGTAACTTCTTGTATATTAATATAAGGTAACCAAACACTTACAGCTCTAATTACTTCTGCTTTAATATTAACTGGTAATTCTTCATCTTGTTGTTCAAAACAAAGGGCTCTCAATGTACTACCAAATTGTGGCTGATTTACCCGTTCACCTATATGAGTTAATAATAAATTTCTTAAATTATGTAATGATTGTTCTAAAGAATTTTTTGTCATAGCAAAATCATTGAACGCATCCCCTCTAAGTGGGAAAGATAAACCAATTGTGGTATTTGGATTCAAATCATTTTCTTTTGCACTTGCCATTATTTACCCTTGTTATTCATAACCTTCATTAAACTACTATAATCTCTTGTTAAAGCATTTGTTATATGTTCTGGTACTTGTTCTGAAGATACTCCAGCTTTTTTAAATGTGTCAACAGCTACCATATCACGTTGAACTTCTTCTGGTGCACCATAACCCATCATTTCAGCCATTTTAGTTGTATCAAATGCTGCACCACCCATAGTTGGATATTCAGACTTATCACCTTGTATACCACCAGCCGTTTCATTTAAAACTTTATTTAAAGCTTCGTTTTTTGAAAATTGTTGTTTTTGTTTTAATTTTTGTTTTTTAAGGGGTGAAGTAGTTTCTTTTTCAGATAATATGTCTTCTAACTTAATTGACTTATTCTCTTTTATAAATATCTTTTTAACTTCTTTTTTAACTTCCCTACGGACAGCTTCTTGTATTATTTTTACAAGTTCTTTTTTGGTCATAATAACTCCTATACTGTTTTAACTTTATCACTTAGATACGATGAATTATTTATAGCATCTGTAAGTTTTGTATTTTGTTTTTGTAATTCTATATTAGTTTGTGTTAACTCAGCCGATCCTTTTACATCACCCGCGTTTGTTTTTACAACAATTTCAACTGTATTTGTTTTAATTGCTTGTTCGTTTGTAGAAATTGTTCCTTCAAACACTACATCAAGTAATTTTTTTAATTCATTACCTTTTACAACTGGCTCTAAATTACCACTAATACCACTACCTAATCTAATATCATTTCCTTTAATAAATATACCATCACTCTTTATTAGCACTTTTTTACCCTTGATTTCTTCTCCATCAAAAGTTGTTTGTTGAAATGGAACTCCATTTGATATAAGATAGATAGAACTATCATCAGTATCTATATTTTCAGATTTCATTTCTGAAGTATCTCTATCATTAACTCTTAGTTTTATATTTGGTGAATTATTTTTTTTGTTTCTATCAAAATGAATTGATTGACCCATTCTACCTTCAAATAAAGTACACCCCTCTGAAATTTGTATTGGTCTTACAGGTTTTGTTTTAAAAGTTCCATCTGCAGAATATGTTGTTTTTGGATCGTAAGTACCACTTATACCAGGCATAGAATTTTCAGTAACGTTGCCTTTACGATTTAAAATTGCTGTATAGAAATGTTGTCCATTATATTCTGAAGCAATCACGTGTTCACCAACTACTGGAACTGTCAATACAGCCGTCTGAACTGGTCTTAGAATAACTGCAGGTTGACTTGGATCGTTGATAAAAGTTCCTGTGACACTACCTCTATTTAAGGGGTCATCAGTAATAATACCTGTCACTTCGAATGATTCAGTTTCGTGAAAATCATATTGTGATGCGTCAATACATTGTTTTATATAAGAGCTGATTTGAGATGGTGTTGGTAATCTACCAAAACTAATATCTGGTATTTTGAAAAGTCTTTTTACCCTGAACATTTAATGTACCTTATTTACTGATTCTATTTTATTGTGGATATTGTCTGATTCTTGTTGTAAGTCTTTTATAGTATCTTCCATACCAGAAAGTAGTTGTGTTTTTTCTTCCTCTGATAAACCATATTCATCTTCTGAACCTACTTTACCTTCCGCTGAAATAAGTCGTTGCACGATACCAGCCATCTTAACAAGTTGGTCATCGTTCTTTACATTTATCTCTAAATACTCTTTAATCATAGGTACTATCTGCACTGCAGTATCACCATCCTTGATAAACTGAACAAGTTCTTTTGTTAGCACTTCTAATTGTTTGCGATTAAACGTTGTATTGTCGTAAATGTCTTTAAATAATGATGATAGTGATTTACCATCAAAGATTTCATAATCTATAGCCATAGTTCACCTAATTGTTTTTACCTAATAATAAATATAATATAACTGAAAAACCTTTGTATATAAATATATATTGAGATTTATTATTTGTTAACAATATATTTATTCTTGAGGGTTACTCGGTTCTTTAATTTACTGAGTAATCCTTTTTTTTCTAACAAACGGGAGAAAACCAAATGAAGGAAATCGTAACAACATTCAAGGGATGGATTGATGACTTAGGTCATTTAATGTTATCCTTTGTAGCCATAGGAGCTGTGTCTGAAGTAATATTCGGAACTGGCATCTTTGGTGTTAATGTTATAGGTAACCTCACATCCATCATTAATGGGTTCGGCGAGTCGGGTTTCGCTGGGCTTGTCGCCTTGTTGGTGCTGGTGGGTTTATTTCGAAAGTAGGACGAAATAGTTCTACATTCCTACAATCAATGTAGAGCAGCAAAAAAGGGAAGTGAAAACTTCCCTTTTTTTGTTTATATGAGGGCCAGAGACAGGATTCGAACCTGCGACATTCTCATTACAAGTGAGATGCTCTACCAACTGAGCTACTCTGGCTGCCGACTATATTCAGTTATAACCTATTTTGTAGCCGATAGGAGAATCGAACTCCTGTTGCCAGGATGAAAACCTGGAGTCCTAACCACTAGACGAATCGGTCATTGTGGAGCTGACAGGGTTCGAACCTGCGACCTACGCAGTGCAAGTGCGTTGCTCTCCCAACTGAGCTACAGCCCCATAGCGGTGACGGATAGGAATCGAACCCACCTGTAGTATTAACTACTACACAACGGTTTTGAAGACCGAGAAGAGCACCAGCTACATAAACGT